GCTCAACTCATCGGACGGTCCAATCTGGCAAGACGAGCACCACAACTACTCACCGGTCGCAATGAGTCGCCGGCATCTAATAATAGATCGGCCCCGCGTTCGGGCTGAATCCGAAGCGCATTAGTATCCTTCTGAATGCCTTATTCCCGGTCAGGACGGGCTGCCCTGGCCGGGTTTTCTTTTAAATTGGTGCCCGGTCGGGGTAACGTCCGCCCACACCTGCACCAGTTATCCCGCCAGGGGCAAGCGGGACCACCATCTGACAACTGAAGTTTATGCTGTCAGTTTGGAACCCAGGCCGCGTAACGTTCGCCTCCCGCCATCCGGGGTCCCCCGCCATCGGTAGCTGGTCCGCAGCGGGGCCCTGGGAACTAATAGAAATTCTTTGGATAACGCAGCGGTCGATTGAAATCTGACCAACGCCGCTTGCCGGTCTCATCGCGCAGCAGCCGCACCGCAATCTCCTTGGCGATATCGCCGGGGCGTAGCGCCTTACTGGTACCTGTTTTCACGCCAGCAGCATCGCAAAGGAACACCTTGCCGCCCTCTGCGAAGTACCAGCCCTCCTCGATGGCGCCGGGATCTTCGTCGCGCGGGCGTCTTGTCTGTATCCAGATCCATTCCGGCTCTATGCTCAGGCTGTTGCCTTGCTTCATACGAACACCTGCTTCGGATACTCGATGACACGATTAAAATTCCGCGCGGAAGTGTCGGTGCGTGCGTAACGCAGCATCATCAGGGCGTATCTGACCGCGCAAAGCAGGTCGTCATTCTCAGCAAACACCTTGCCATCGCGGCGATGATATAGGCGAAACTCCTCGAAGAAGTCGTTTAGCTCGCGGAAAACCTTGAACCGTCCCGACTTCATTCGGTCGAGCCATTCCATGAGACCAGCCTCCACGCTCACGCTGCCGTCCTGAAATTGTGCGTGCTCAAACAACATATCCAAGCCTTGTTCGCGGTATTGCTCCATGAGCGGAATGCCGGCGCCTTCCAGCGTCGCGCGTCTGCCGTCACGCGGCCAGGCCCAGCGCAGATGCCGCCCCCATGCCCGCAAGGTTGCAGCGTGCATGATCGGCGTTGCTTCCCTCATGCGATGCGTGCGGATCAGATAAACGCAATCGTGATCGCGATCCCATGCCAATTCACAGGCCGCGAACGCGTGCGTCCATCCGAAGTCCATGCCACCGATGCGCGGCCAGTGTGGCGGGATCGTGCGATGCTCCACCGTGATCGAGGATTCCGAGACCGGGAAGATGCGCCCCGATCCTAAACTCGGAATGCCGCGGGTCCGAGCTTCCCGTTCGTGCTCCGGATAGCTTTCGATAATCCGCCATTTCTCTTCTTCGCTGTAGTGGTCAACATCGTCGATCGTCATCGAGACGATCGCGCGATCCGGCGATTTCTCAATCGTGAACCGACGCACTACCTCACTGGCGCCCTTGAGTGGCGTGAATGTCGTCCATACCGGACCCTGGCCGATGTTTGTTCTGGTCAGAACCTCGGTATAGATGTCGAAGTCACATTCCTCATCAAGCCAGCACCAATCCAGGCTTTCACCCTGGAAGCGTTCCCGTCCAGATACGTAGGACTTGAACCCGATAGTGCTGATGCCGCCGGAAACGTGCTTAACGCGGATGGTATCGAGCAAGTCGGCAACACCGCGAGCTGATACCGTCTCTAGGATGTCGGTCTTTGGGACAGCGCCCGTTCCCAATGACCCAGGCCGCCCAACAAGGACACGCTGGGAAACGTCGCGCACTTGCTCGTTAGTGACGCCGCAGGCCCAGCCAATGGTCGGGCGATCAAACCGCTTGCCCTGCCACCAGTCAGGATAGCGGCCTGTGGCGTGCATTGCCGCTTCCATACCGCCGGCAAAGGATTTGCCCGACTGGTTAGCGGCCATGAGCAGACGTTCGCGGACGTTAGCCCCGGCCGTATGGAACGCGAGCTGTTTGGGGTAGGGCCGGTAATAGGCTAACCGGTTCTCCACCAATCGACGCTGCTTCTCCGCGGTCAAGGCGGTCAGCAAGGCGTCGTCTGGCATAGTCGAGCATGATGTCGAGGGTGTCGTCATCTATTTCCATCAAACGGTTTTCGGTGATTTCAAATTCCTTGGGAAGGACAGAGGCAACGACCTTGATATACTCGGCCGGCTTTTCCATGCGCATGAGTTTGATAGCCGCGGCCCCATGCTCCTCAAAATCGACGGCAAGGGCTTCAAGGAATGTCGTGCTGATCCTGTTACGTGCGCCCTTCCGTCGGCCGCCCGTTGCGGCGCGGCCAGGCTCAAATACTGGCATTTGTTTATCTCCATTCAGTGCAACGAGAATTCTTCGGGAAGCCAGAGGCGTCCTGACGCCGCTGCCGCCTGTAGCGCACGCTCAAACGCCTCTTCGGGCGTTGGCCGCTCGAAATAGCGCGCGAGGTCCTCTGGTCTGCCAAGGATGCCGTAGCAGCGCGGTTCTCCGGCTTCGCCGTCTGCTTCTGGCGGGTTAGGTTGATTGTCGCTGGGCAATTTCCTCGTCCCTTGCTCTGTCGGCCAGGATCTTGGTTGCTGCCCTACATGGGCATCCACTTCCCCCGACGATCATTTGCCTAATCACCTCACGGGGCACACCGCCGGCGGTGATCTCGTTAACGCGAGATTCGATAAGGGACTCGATGTCCTCGTGCAGCTCGGCAATGCGATCCGCGAGGGGCAGTGCCATCGGCACCACCACCTCTTGCTTGTGCTTTCTGCCCAGCATTAGCTCTGACTCTTGTTCACGCCCGCGCGGATCGGGCCACTAAAGCCGCCATTGGTGCCGGCTGAGTTTTCGTCAACGTCGTCGTAGATGTCCCGCTTAGCGGCACGGAACATGAAGTCGTCGGGCCGAGTGGGGTTGAACTGAGACTTACCGTATTCGGCATGTTGGTCGCCGCCATTATCTTTGTCCAGGCGGCTGTACGCCCTCTCGCTGCGCGCGTTGTCCGGCTGCACCGACCACGGGTCTTGTGCGTTATCTGTGAATGTCGCGCCCTTATTGCCGGAGATCCCCCGGCCGGGCTTCACACTGTCGTCTCTGTAGCGTTTCATTTGTAGATGTCTCTTTCTCAATGTTGCTGACAGACTTGTCGGCGCTGTCAGCTAAAAGCCGTTTCTTTTCCTCTGCGAGGGCATTCTGTGCCCGGCGCAGTGCTGCATCCCGTTCCTGTTCTCGGCGGGCTAGAACGCTGCGAACGTCAGGAGGAAGCGCAATGAACAATTCGCGGTCCGCCCTGCTCCATGATCTCGGCGGTTCAATATGGATAGTCTCGGAAAGCGCCTGACGCACTATTTGGGCAGCACACGGATCAGCGAGGCTGCCGTGGTAATTATGAGCCGCCGAGATAGCTTCCAGCAACGCCAAGATTTGCTGTGCTGGTACGCCGTCTGAGTGCCTGTCAATAACGAATGCAGCAACGCTCGCAGGCTTCGCAGGACAAGCCCGGACACATTTCTGCTTCGCGAACTCGACGAAGACACCGAAACGATGTTGCTGGTCGTGAGATAGCTCCTTCGGCTTCCACTCGAATGGCAGGGAGGCTGCCAGTAGTCGTTCACCATGATCGAATGCCGCATTAAGTTCGTTCTGCAGCATCTACCGCCCCGCCTTGCGCAGCATTGAATCCAGATCGCCGAGGTGTCTTCGCTGCTGGATTAACGCGGCGTGCTCGCGGGTTACGCTCGAATGCTCCCCGAGATAGCCGTCGATGACCAGCAGATCGGCTCGTCTGTTGGTGTCATCCATTTTCATGAACTGCTGGCAATAAGCGTCGTAGATAGCATTCGCACTTTCATCACCATCGGGGGCAAAGTAGATGCGTCGCAAAGTGCCGATTAAGGGATTGTCGTCGAAGTTGTCGGCCATGGTTATCTGCTCCCTGCCGCGCGGCGCGCTGCGATTAATTGAGCGCCCGCGATTGCCGTAGGATTCTTGCGGAAGCTGTCGGATAGCGCAGCGAAACGGCCGTCCTCGCCGCGGAGCTGTGGCTCACTCACTCCCGGCTTGGCGATGTTGGGGATCGGCCGCGACTGCTGCCGGTTGTTTGCTATCGCCTCCTTTGACAGTTGGTAGCGCGCGGCATCGAGCAGGATGCGCTGCCCCTGTACACTTCGTAAAAATGGC